CTCAGTCCATAAAATTTATTATATCCTTCTTCAAAGATGGAATAATTAAAATTATCATTTGGGAATAGCAATACTGCGACTTCTGTATTAGGCTTCGATGCACAATGTTTCAAAGCTTGTCTAATGTTATTTGAAGTACCCGTTTCTGCACCAGCAATTTCAAACAACATATTATCCCAAGTTCCTTCTGTATTCTTCTTAAATAATACAGTATGATCCTCCTTTTCCAAAACTACTTTATGCCCATTCTGAAAGCCAATCTCTTGAACAGTTGTCTCATACCATCCTTTTTTCTTATCAAAGCTATGTTCAACATGTGTCGCTTTAAGTCCAGAACTCTTGGCATCAAACTCCACATCTTTGTATAAAGGGTTATCTTTATATTCAAGATATTCATTTCGTCTCTGTTCTCTTTGTTCAGATGGAATGGCAGCATCTACATAAGGACAATTATAACAATCCTTCTTCCTATTCATGAAGAGGGTCGTAAGACGCCCTTTTATGCCAGGCTTATAAAAAGAACATTGACTACACTTATCAGGGAAATACGGATGAGTGTCGTTGAATGTGTGCCCATCTTTACCAGGGTTGTTTTCAAGTCCTTTTTGTGGCAGAGGAGCATCCATATCTGCAGGACGATTTACAGGATCATCAGTAGCTTCAAGTGAGCACTTACAGTTCCATCTGTCACCGGGGTGATGATCGTTCCAGAAAGGATCATCAATGGGCAGGGTAAGTTTTGCTGTCCAATAGTTGCGATGACTCCCTTCAGGGCTTGGTGATGTTGTTGGCATCCATCGCAAGTTAGGCAGGATATCCTTGTTCCGTTCAAACTCACGCCAGTCTGCTGCATTGTGTGCACGGATAACGGCAGTATCATACTCCGCACGAAGCCACGCACCGACATAATGTGAGGTAATTCCTTTTACATCGTCAGCCCATTGACGGAAGGGTTTCAACTTACCATCACTGTCCAGCAGGTTCTTCGCAACCTCTCCAGCCAATGAATGTACTTTGAACGCAGCGAAAACCTCATTAGAATGGCGCAGGGCACGATAAAACTCCTCGTCATGTGTACTTGCAGCATTGCTCTGTGAAAGTCCCTCCACAGTCGCCTCGTTGATAACCTTAACGACAGCCGACCATAATCCAGGATCAATGCCTTCAGCTAATTCAGGCTTGTTATGGATTCTTTGTAGAAAAGCCTGCACAACATTAAATGAGATAGCTGGGCTTTCGTTGTGGAAATGACTATGCCCAGAGCAAGAGCAATGCTCACCATAATAGAGCGTATCAATCATCAGTTTGCCCCTTTGTCTGGGGCGAGTCCGAAAAAACTTTTCAAATGCTGTTTGAACGCTGTTTTATCAGTGTTTTTGTCTTGCTTCTTTTTGTCATCATCATTGACCTGTAAACCAAGTTGCTCTCTGAATGCAGCTTTTGCAGCCTCTTTCTCCTCCTTCAACTGTTTATAGTTGTCAGGCTTAGCAACGCAGAATGTTTCATAGAGGTAGTCGTCATCAATCGGAAGACCCATTGATGAGAGCTTCTGAACGATGTCTATTTGCTGAGCAGGGTTAATCTTGTCTTTTTTTGCATAGACGAACTCGCCACCTTCCACATTGAAGCCAAGTGAGGCGAAAATAGGTCGCATATCATAATTGAGAATATCAAGAATGAAATCACGATCGTCAGAGTTCATCTCGTCCTCTTCCTCCTTGTGTACAGAACCGAGTGCCTGCGTTCCTGTTGACTTAGCGTCTGTAGTGAGCGTGTTTCCCAGCACACGTATAGACATCTTTGAGTCCCAGTACTCAGCAAAAGTTCTATAAAGGTCGCTGGAACCAGTTTTATTACCAGCCTCTACAAGTTTCAGTTCGCTTTCTTTTGGATGGATGTATGCCGCATTCGCACCCTGTCTGCGTGCATCATCGATGACACGACGGCGTGCATCCTCGTCTCCAGCATCGTAAGTGTACTCACGAACAGGCATACCGAATATATTACAGAACTGTGCCCAGTCAGACATATCTCCCCGCTTGTAGAGTACAGCAGGTAGAAGTTCTGCATAAATACCAAGGTCACGTTCGCTCCCAACGAAAAGCATATCAGGGAAGTCATCAATAGGCACACCATCCATTGAACCTTGATACTTGAGCAGCTTACGATGTATAGGGTCATAGTGCTTGCGATTAATAAGGTCATAACGGATATTACCTTCATCATTGCGATAGAACTGTACAAGTGTGAAACCCCAGAACTCTGACATAACAAGGTCTTTCCTCAGCTGTTTAAACCAAGGTGATTTTATCTGCTTGTTGATTTCATCATCAGGTACACCATTTCTTCTAAACTCAATAGGAATCTTCGTAACACCTCGCATACGTTTTGCAATGACTCCAGACAGGTGAAGGTCAAGAGAAGCACTGTCATACATATCGTACAGACGTGCTCTATTGGAGAAGTCTATTCCCTTTGCAGCCTTAACAGATTGCATATACGCATTCATGTCAAACATGAATATCTCAGGCATCTGTAGAACGATGTCTGGCTGTCTCATTCCTTGTGGAACGAGCATTCCACCTTGTATTATTTTGCCTTGCTTAGGGCTATTTTTTTTCTTTCTGTTCATAGCAATGTTGGTCTTAAGCCGTCAGCTTGTATCTGCCAACGACTATTATTTTTAAGTTTATCTTCAGGCATCAATGGAGCCCCGTCAATCGTTACGTCTCCTCCCATTACACCTTTCAACCATTCTATAGCACGCTCATATCTGTCCTGGCGTATCTTCGCAATCTTATAAGGGTTGTGTTGTGTAAAGATGTGATAGATAGCTATATCAAGTGCAAACATAAGAATGAGAGGGTGCCTATCTTCCCCTCTTGCGGAAAAGATAGCGTTACAATCATAAATCTTGTTCAGATATCCTCGCATTTCACTTACCGCTCTATCCTCACATATCTCAACTATCTGAGGATCATAAGTTGGACTTTCTTTACGCAGCAGCGCATCAAGTATCTCGCGGTGAATACTTGCATCGTAGTCTTCTATATTGATAAAGTTATTCATAATCACATCTTATAAGGATTTTGCTCATCCATTGTATGAAAACTGATAGTTATAGTTGGCTCAATCTCTGCCATCTTCTCATCTAACATTGTGATTCCACCTTCAAGAGAGTCAGGTCCATCAGCAGGGTATGGCAAGTTAAGTTCAAAGAGTTTGCACTGGTTGATAAGTTCCTGCATCATAGGATTGTCTTTTTCTTCTTCGTTGAATACCCATTGACAATTACGGTCAATTGGTTCAAGGTTGGCTTCGATACGTGTCGCTTTGTCTGCTTTCTTTCGGCTGTCGCCACGAATAAAGAGACTTGTATTACGACGCTGCTGTTCCTCACGTAGAAGTGGTTTGAAGACCTGTTCGTAGAATGGGTCTTGTAGTTTATTGTTCTCTATATACCAATAAACCGTAGCCTTACCTCCTACATACTTAGCAAGTTCAAAGTACCAACCAATGAAATTTGCGTTTGTCTCGTGACCTAAAAAACCTTTGATAATGTAGTAGACACCTTTGTACTTACCAATAAGCCAAAGAGACTTTGTTGACGACGCTTTCTTTTTACTGTCAGAATACGCAGGGTCACCATATCCAATAAGGAACTTAAATTTAGACAAAGCAGGAACCTTTCCAAATGGAAGATTACGGAAAATCTTACCTTCTGAAACAGGATTATTGAAGTACTCTGCTTGTACAGCTCTTGCAGATATACCAGCAAGAACTGTATTAATTTGCTCCTCTGTGTTTTTTGCAGGCCAAGTAGATTTTCCACTCTTATCGCGGATGTTAACAATATCCCAGTTCTTTGCTATTGCTCCAGCACGTGCAATACAACAGTCTTTTGCAATGATATTACCACACCAAAGTATCAGGGTCGGCTCAGAGATAGAACGTGTTGGATAGAGTGCACCTTCAAACCAATCCCACTTCTTTTTAAGAGTTTCAGGGTTGCGACAGTCCTCATCTGTGTCATAGTCATCAAGATAGATGACGTCAGGTCGTACAGCTTCGTTTCTTGCACCACGTGGAGCACTACCAGCACCAAGTGCAACAAACTTAGCACCACAGCGACATGTGAAGTCTGTTTCTGTCCATTGCCCTACAAGCTGTTGAATGCCATAAAATTGCTTAATACGTGGGTTGTTCTCAAAATTAAGTCTGAAAGGTGTAAGTAAACGTGTTGCTGAAGTTATAGTTGCTGAAGCTAACACGATGAACTTCTTACGCCCAGTGAGCGCAAGATACATCAAGACAAACATAGATACAGTAGACTTTGCCAGCTCACGACTCCACGAAAGTACTTCGTACCATTCATCGTGTTCAATAATACGACGAATAGCACGTACGTGAAAAGGTGCAAATTCATATTTAGTATACTTGGGAAAGAAATACTGAATCCATTTAATAGGGTCTTGTTCCAGTTCCTTTCGTCTACGTTCAATATCACGCCTTGACAGCCCATTCTCAACAGGCATGTCAGAGGTGAATGATTTATGGAACTCTTCCCAGTTCCTTAATGCAAGTCTTTCTTCCTGTGTCATTTTGCTTTTGCCATTTGGTCCTTGATGAACGCATCAAAGAGGTTGTTAAACTGCTTAGCTGCATCAATATCAAGAGGACGTAACCAGGAGAGAAAGCGCATAGCAACACTGATGCAGTCAGCAACACCAACATCACTTTCTAACTTTTTGACAGCACCAGCGAGCTTAGCAAGCGCGTCTGCCTCCTGTGCTGTAGCAAACCTCTTACCTTCTTCACGATTTTGAATATTGTTGTTGATTTCAACAATCTGTCGCTGGAACTGTGCTATAATCTGATCAGGTGTAATTGTAAATGAAGCTTTCAGCTCCTCCCAACCTCCTTCACGTACCCAGCGAGAGACTGTTTGCCTTGTAGTTCCTACTTTTGCAGCTATCTCCTCTTGTGTGCAACTTCCCTCCATGTAGAGAGACTTTGCAATGCCTTTTTTGTCTATATTCGTCTTTGTCATATTGCCTAAATCTTTTGCAAATATCTTATATTTTATGGACTTTTTGAAATCCATTATTTATAACAGCACTGTCTGTTTGCACCATAAAATCAGCGGTTTGCGCTATGAATTTACGATTTTGTTACTCCCAGAAAAAACATGATATTTGCATCAAAAATTGAAATAATGAGTTCAAACTTTTTCAACATTATACCTGGTAATGGAACCGTAGCTATCCTCTTATATGGAGAGGTCGGTAATGGTCAGCCTGTGGACAGTGGACGAGTAGTCAGTGAGCTACTTGCCTTGCAAAGTCAGTATGACAAGATTGATGTACGCATCAATAGCAATGGTGGTGATGTCTTTAGTGGAATAGCTATTTACAATGCTCTTCGCACATCCACGGCAGACATTAATATATATGTTGATGGTGTTGCTGCCAGCATTGCTGCTATTATTGCTCTCTGTGGCAAACCTCTCTATATGAGTCCGTATGCTAAGCTCATGCTTCATAGCGTAAGTGGAGGTACGTGTGGCAATGCTTCAGATCTGCGTAGAATGGCTACTGTAATGGAGGAACTTGAACGTAACCTTGCAGGTATGATTGCTGCACGCTGTGGAATGAGCACAGAAGATGTGTCAGCAAAGTTTTTTGACGAGGTTGACCACTGGATAAGTGCACAAGAAGCAGTTGAGATGAAACTTGCAGATGGAGTGTATGATATGCAGGATGATGGTGAACCAGCACCTAAAACTCATGAAGAGATATATCAATATTTCAATAACAGGTTGACAAATCAACCAAAAAACTATCAAAACATGGCATTAATAGACCAATTAAAGAGCATCCCATCATTTAGCAATATCAATGATGAGGCTGCAATTGTGAACAAAGTCAGAGAGTTAGCAAACAAGGCAACCAAGGTAGATGCTCTTGAAACAGCCAATGCTGAGTACAAACAGCAACTTCAGTTATCTGAAGCAAAGGAACAGGAGGCTATCATTGATCAGGCGATTAGCGAAGGTCGTATTACCGCAGAACAGAAGGCACACTATGTTAAACTTATGGCGGCAGACCGTACTACTACAGAAGAACTCTTGAATAGCATCAAGCAGATGCCTAAGCCTCGTGCTGCTTCGTACATCAATCCAGATGGTACTGGTGGTGACAGTTTCACCAATAAGACTTGGGACGAACTTGACAAGGCTGGACGTCTTGGCGACTTGAAGAGTCAGAATAAGGACCTTTTTGCAGCCAAGTTCAAGGAGAAGTTCGGTGTAGACTACCGCGAGTAAGAAATACAATACAAATTTAAAAGATAAGAAACTATGGCATTAAACAAAGAAATCTGGCAATCCGACATCGTAGAGAACTTCTACCCTGACAATTCCTTTGCTTCTAAGAGTGTTGACGACTCTGTGTTTGTTGAGAATCGCAAGGTACACATTCCTAACGCTGGTGCTCCTTCAAACGTAAAGAGGAACCGCACTCAGAAGCCTGCTACAAGCCAGCAACGTACTGACAACGATCTTGAGTACGATATAGACGAGTTAACCACTGACCCAGTGTACATTCCAAATATCGACATGGTGGAGCTTAGCTATAACAAGCGTAACTCTATCTTGAGCAATGACCGCGCTCAGTTGCAGGAGGAAGCTCATCTCAATTTGCTTGAACGTTGGGGTCAGGGTGTTGATACTAAAAACATCATCAGTACGTCAGGTACAAGCAAAACCACAGCTCATACATCGTCTGTTGCTACAGGTATGCGTAAGTCTATCTGTAAGGCAGATGTTCGTAAGCTTATGACTGCTATGGATGCAGACAATGTTCCAGAGCAGGGACGTTACCTCTTGCTTGACGCGTTTATGTATGCTGACTTGTTAGCAGACCTTGCAGAAAAGGACCAGTTTATGTTCCTTAACTCTGCTGACCAGCAGAAGGGTATCCTTGGAAATCTCTATGGCTTCAACATTATGAAGAGAAGTCGAGTTCTTCGCCTTAATAACGGCACAAAGAAGGTTCTTGGCTGGGATAACCAAGGTGCCGCAGATGAACTTGCAGCTGCTCTTGCTTGGCACGAGAATTCTGTTAGCCGTGCTATGGGTGAGGTCAAGATGTTTGACTCAACTGATAATCCACTGTACTATGGTGACATCTACTCTTTCTTGCTACGTACCGGTGGTTGCGTTCGTCGCTACGACAAGAAGGGTGTCTACCTTCTCGCAGAATCTTTAACCGCTTAACTTTTGAGTCATGTTACCGAGAATTAGAATCAGATACATGAATGGCCTACTGGGCACCGTCGGGGAAAGTCCCGACGGCCTGTTCGCCTTGGTATGTAGTGCGACTGCTGTCAATGACTCGTTTGCTTTGGAACGTGCTTACACTATTCAGAGTATGGACAGTCTGACGGCACTCGGTATCACTGCAGTTAATAACGCCAGACTTTATAAGCATATCTCAGATTTCTACACAGAGGCTGAGAATGGTACAAAGTTGGTAATCTTCGGAGTTGATAAGGCTAAGAGTATGACGGAACTCTGCGACCGCCAGACTGGAGCAGTAAAGAAACTTATTGTTAGTCAGAATGGTGTATTGCGTGGTGTCTTCGTAGCACGTGACAATGCAACAAAAGTATCTGCTACAGATGGCTTGGATGCAGACGTGTTCACCGCATTAGCAAAGGCACAACAGATGGCTGAATGGTCAACAACTGACCTGTATGCTCCATTGTTCTTTATCTTGGAAGGACGTGGTTATACAGGTACAACGCTGAAAGACCTTAGCAACGAAACGTACAATCGTGTCGGTGTTCTGTTGGGTGACACGGAAGTTGACTCACAGGGTGCATGTGTTGGAACTTTAGCAGGTCGCTTAGCAAGCCTTCCTGTACAGCGTAATATTGGTCGTGTCAAGAATGGATCATTGAAAACAACTCTGCTCTATGTAGGCAAAAAGAAGGTAGAAGAGGATAGTGAAGTTATCTCTT